AGTTAGTAGAGGATGAAGCAGAGGTTATCTTCAAGCCAAATGAAGGACCGCAAACTGACTTTTTGGCGAGTCCTGAAAGGGATGTTTTTTATGGCGGCGCTGCTGGCGGGGGCAAGTCTTACGCTCTTCTTGCTGATTTGCTTCGCTACTGTAGCAATCCCAATCATCGCGCCCTCATTATTCGTCGTACACTGGACGAACTTACAGAACTGGTTGACAAAAGCAAACAACTTTATCCAAAAGCTTTTCCCGGTGCCATATTCAGAGAGTCCAAGGCCATGTGGCAGTTCCCGTCCGGGGCTACGGCATGGTTCTCCTACCTCGACAAGGACAAGGACGTAACTCGCTACCAAGGTCAGGCTTTTACTTGGATTGGTATTGACGAGATAACGCACTACCCAACTCCCTACGTGTGGGAGTATCTGCGCTCCAGACTTCGTACAACGGACCCGCAGATTGACGCATATATGCGCTGCACAGGAAACCCCGGAGGGGTAGGTGGCTGGTGGGTCAAGAAGATGTACATTGACCCTGCACCGCCTAATACACCGTTTGCAGCTACCGATGTTGATACAGGCAACGCTCTTTTGTGGCCTGAGACAGCAACTAACGGTAAAGCAGGTCAGCCGCTGTTTCTTCGTAAATTCATTCCGGCGCGTCTGACTGATAACCCCTACCTCGCTGAAACTGGTGAATATGAAGCCATGTTGAGGTCGCTCCCAGAAGTCGAACGAAGGCGGCTTCTAGAAGGGGATTGGGATGTCGCAGAGGGAGCGGCGTTCCCAGAGTTTTCCCGCAGCGTTCATGTTGTGGAAGCCTCACAGGCACAGATACCCCACGGCTGGTTACGCCTTCGTGCAGCAGACTACGGGTATGCCGCCCCCTCTTGTGTCCTGTGGGGCGCAGTTGATTGGGATGACACCCTTTGGATTTACAGGGAGTTTTATGGCAAAGGTCAGACTGCAGAGAGCCTAGCCAACATCATTGTAAATCTTGAGGGAGGTGATCCCGGCATGTACTACTCGGTGCTTGACTCTTCCTGTTGGAACAGGACAGGCACCGGACCTTCAATCGCTGAAACTCTCATTCGTTGTGGAGCTAGATTTACTCCATCAGATAGGAACAGGATTGCAGGTAAACTAGAACTACATAGGCGTTTGCAGGTAGACGAGTTTACACAAGAACCAAAAATAAAGATACTTTCAACCTGCACACATCTGATACGCACTCTCTCAGGGCTACCACTGTCAAAGACAAATCCTGAAGATGTAGATACAAAAGCAGATGACCACGCCTATGACGCTTTGCGATACATGTGCATGACACGCGCAAGAGGACATCTAACCATCAACTCAATGATGAACAAGATGCAAGAGGCAAAGCCAAAACCGTTTGACTCTACATTTGGTTACTAAGCATGAAAAAAGCAGATGCTATTAATTTTGTAATTCAAAAGATAAAAGATCAAAACAGGTCTTCTTTGACCGCAGATGATTTTGAGGCATTTAAAAGAGCATACAGTGGAAGATTTACCACTAGTCTTGCTATGGATTTTCAAGCGGCAGCGGCTAAGGCAGGAATAGAGGCCCTTGAAAAACTTGATCTTGAAGACATGCTGCCTAAAAGACGCGCCACCGCTGCAGAGATAAAGGCTGGTGTAGAGCCGGGAAAACAATTAACACCTAACGTAACTGGTTCACCTAAAACTAAATCAGGAAGGGTAGCTGTTAAAAATCCTATCACTATAACGGATAAGGGCGTTGGTCTTATACTGAAGATGATGCAAGAGACGGGAAAAAATGTAAGGGGTTCTATTACTGATCTAACTAAGAGATTTGATGCGTTTAGAAAAGGAAATCTAGAAAGGTCAAAAGACTTAGATAGATACATTAAAGACGCTTTTCCTGACGGCATTGAAGGCGTCTTCAAAAGTCTTGATGAGTTTAAAGCGTATGAACAGTTTTTGTATGATAATGGGTTTCTCCAAGACGCTGACCCAGAGTTTAAACGGCTAGATCAAGAATTTAAAAATCTTCCTAAGAGCAGCCAAAATAGGCGCTCCAGAGAAGGTAAAAGACTACTAGATATAAAAGAAAGAGGCGGTGTCCCTGTCATAGTTGGTAGAGATAAGGATGGAAAGCCTATTGAAGACCCAAATAGGATACGCCCCTACAGACTCGCTCTTTCCAAAAAAGGTTTAGAACAGGCTAAAAAAGCGTATCTTCCTATATACGCACAGACAAAAATCACTCCTCAGATTGAGATGCAGGACAGGCAGAGAAAGGCGGCTGCGCGACGAGAAGCCAGACCCGCTATTCCTGAAACACCAACAATACAAGAAAGAACAGCTAAGTTTATTTCACCTCCTGAAGAACAAGAGAAACCACAGCCCAGACCACTTCCCTCTGATGAGCGGAAGCCGATGTCTGAAAGAACTAAAAGCATACTGGGCATTATTAAAAAGGGTGGCAGAGGGGCAGCTAAAGCGTTGATTCCCGGTGTTGGTCTTGGACTAACAGTTATTGATGAATTAGCCGCATCAACTCCGGTGGCTGATGCTACAATGGAAGGTTTTGAAGCACGAAAAAGGGCTGGACCCGATTACGAACAATTAAGAAGTGCTGATGAAGAAGCTTTTTCCGCTATGGAAAAACAACAAGCCTCTGACCGTCTAAAAGGCGCTAGAGGATTTTTATACCTAGATTGATAGAAAGGAAAACCTATGAAAGCGTATGGAGCAGATTACATTATGGGTATGATGAGCAAGCAGGGTGAACTCAGCGAAGCGGCTGAAGGTTCTCTCTACCGTGAAGGTCTTGAGCAGATGCTTATCGGCCCGATTGATCGTGACGCGCTGCAGGTGGACATGCCTCGTCAAGCGACCAACATGGTCGATCCGGCAGTCTTCCGCATGGCTGACGAAAAAGACTACTAAGCAAAGAGGAAAGTCCTATGGAGGATTCACCTTTAGGCGATATCACAGCAGCAGCCTTTGTTGATGAGGCTTCTACAAATGTAGTTGGCACTGTTAAGTCAAAGTTTGAAGAAGCAGAGCATGGCCGCTATCAGCACGAACAACGCTGGCTAAAAGCCTACAAAAACTTTAGAGGTATCTACGACTCTACAACTCAGTTCCGTGAATCTGAGAACAGTAGAGTGTTCGTTAAGATTACCAAAACAAAAGTTCTCGCTGCTTATGGGCAGATGATTGACGTGCTTTTTGCTAACAAAAAGTTCCCAATCGTTGTTGAGCCTAGCCCTGTGCCTGAAGGCGTTGCAGAGTTTGCACATCTAAGCAAAGCTCCTGTACCTCCACAGCAGGAAGAAGCACCTATGGCAGACCCCTATGGTTTTCCCGGCGATGGCCGCGAAATGCCGCCGGGGGCTACTGAGGCTTCTCCGCTAGCAGGACTAGCTGAAAAGTATGAGGGCATTGATCTGCAGGAAGGCCCAAGCCGTTTGGGTGAGCCGCAGATATCTCCTTCACGCGAAACAGCGCGGCACATGGAAAAGCTCATCCATGACCAACTGCATGAAAACAACGCCACGAACATATTGCGCCACTCTCTGTTTGAGTGCGCCCTTCTTGGCACGGGCATTGTAAAGGGGCCGCTCAATGAGAGTAAAACTCTACATAGATGGGATAATGATAAAAACTACAACCCATATAAAAAGCTTGTACCCCGTCTTGAGTCGGTTTCATGCTGGAACTTTTACCCAGACCCCACCGCTACTAGTGTGGATGATTGCTCCTATGTAATTCAGCGCCACCGACTAAACAGGTCGCAGATGCGAGACTTGATGGACAAGCCGTTCTTCAATCCTGATGCTGTTGCAACCTGTCTGAACGCTGGTCCTAATTACACGGACAAATACTTTGAAGACACTATTCGTGCAGAGAGCTTGGAAGACCTTGCTGCCGTTGACAGGTATGAGGTGCTTGAGTTCTGGGGCAACATGGACAGCCAGCTTGTAGAAGAGATGGGCATACCTATGGCAGTTAGTGATCTTGCAGAGGTGCCTGTCAATGTGTGGGTTTGTGGCAATGAGGTTCTACGATTAGTCCTCAATCCGTTTGTACCGTATCGCATTCCGTTCTTTGCAACGCCATATGAAATTAACCCTTACCAGTTGTTTGGCGTTGGTATACCTGAGAACATGGAGGACGCCCAGCTACTAATGAATGGTCATGTAAGAATGGCTATTGACAACTTAGCACTAGCTGGTAATGTAGTATTTGATGTAGACGAGGCATCTCTTGTACCCGGACAGAACTATGATATCTATCCGGGTAAAGTGTTTAGGCGTCAGTCTGGTGTCACTGGCACAGCTATCAATGCTGTAAAGTTTCCAAACACCGCTGGCGAAAACATACAGATGTATCAGGCTGCACGACAATTAGCCGATGAAGAAACTGGACTGCCCAGCATTATGCACGGACAAACGGGCGTGTCCGGTACAGGACGTACCGCTGCAGGACTAAGTATGTTGCTGGGTGGTGCTAACCTCAGTGTAAAAACTGTAATAAAAAATGTTGACGATTTTCTTCTCAAGCCGCTCGGTGAGTGCATGTTCTTTTGGAATATGCAGTTTACTGATGACCGTCCTGAGATACAGGGAGATTTGGAGATCAAGCCACAGGGAACCGCTGCAGTCATGCAGAAAGAGGTCCGTAGTCAGCGTCTAACCGCGCTGCTACAGACAGTGGCAAATCCCATGCTTGCACCGTTTATCAAGATTCCAAATCTTGTGCGGGAGCTAGCCATTGCACAGGACATTGATCCTGATCTGTTGGTAAATGATATCAACGATGCACAAATCTTTGCAGAAGTATTGAGAGGATTAAATGCTCAACAAGGAAACATGCCAGACCCTGCTGCCGCTGGTCAACAATCAGGCGGCATGGGGCAGTCTGGAGGACTACCTCAAGGATCTCAAGAACAGGCATCAGGCCCTGCTGGTGGTGGAGAAATCGGACTCAGAGATGCGCTCTCTGCAGGGCAAGGTGCAGGTGGTGGATCACCTCCTATCCCTGAAGACGCAGGTTAATACTCAACAGAAAGAGTACAGCAAACGTGGCGACTAACATAGCAGAAGCACTTCAAGGAGCAGGAGCGGTATCCGCTAAACCTGTGACTATGGAAGCTATTCCTGAAGCTACTATTGATGTAGGCGGTGGTTCTCAGTCTCTTGATATTGAGGGGCTAGGGGTCAAGCGCCGAAAGGATGATCTATCTGTAGCTACAGCTTCTACATCACAGTTAGCTGTTGAAGATTTGTTTGGTGATCTTCTTGACGAAGTAAACTTCTCTGATCCTAGCAGTGTAGATGCTTTTAGAGAAAGTGCGGCTAACCGTATTAATGAGTTTGACTCAAATACCTTTAGTAGCATCTTAGGAGAGGCGTCCACAGTTGCCAGTGATCTTGCTACCTTTACGTCACAATTTCAGGATAGGCCACAGCCACAACAACAGTTTGAACAGGTCTTTGGGCCTCCTAGTGTTACATCAGGCGATGATGCTGGAGATATTGGTCTTGATACAGCGACAAGTACAGAAGCTCAAGATATATCTGATCTCACTAATCCGGGGTTGGCTGCTGGTCTGTTTGGAAGTGCTATTGGAGGTTTTGGGCGAGGGGCTAGTCTCACGGATTTTGCTTCTGGTTTAGCAACGAAAGGTTTAGGAGAAGTTGATATTGTTGGTGCATTTGGAGGTTTTAATGCAACGCAATCTTTAGCAAATGCTAATATAACAGACCTTCCTAGCGCACTCAGTGCAACCTCTGCCGCCCTTGCAGTTGGACAACGGGCTGCAAACGTAGCCGATCTTGCTAATAAAAATGTAACTGTAAGCGGTTTAATTAGTCAAGCAACTAAAAATGTTGGAGAGTATATTGAGGGAATTTATACTGCAATAACAAACCCTGATCAGACTCTAGAAGCTTATGGTAGACAGATGCAGTATGGCACTTTAACTCCTCAAGTGTTTACCTTTAACCTGCCAAGCGGTGTGGTGGGTTTTAATTTTGATAAACAGACAGGGCAGTTAGTAACTCCGGGTTTTGTAGAAGCACTGATGCCCGCTCCTATAAAAGCTTTTTATAATGTATCTCAATTTGCCTTAGATAAACTCGGTTACAATGAGGCGGTTAGCGATAGAGCCATAGGTATGGCAAACGCCTTTAGCACTGCGGGAGTTTCTTTCAGTGCGCCTACAGCCTCTTCAGCAGGTATGACAGGCTTTGCAGACCCTAGTGATCAGAGTAATGTAACTGCGGTTGATTTGGATTTTTCAGAAGTACCCGGCGCTATTGGCAGTCTGCAGTTTGATATGAATGCGTTAGCTGATCAAGTTGCGGGTAAAGGAGTGACAACAAATAACATAAGCATTGAAGATATAAATCAAGCTGCAGTTGTTCAAGCCTATCTTGACTTTGAAGATATAGACATTGCCAATGCAGCAATACAGTCTGCACTTAATAACTATGCAAGTAGCAGAGGTTTGGATACTGATGATCTAGGCCAGATTGCTGAAGCTATGAATCAAGAGGCTATGACTGCAAGTTTAGGTTTTGTAGATGCTTACAATAGCGTAGCTGAGCAAGCTGGAGTGCAAGGTATTGATATAGGTTTTAGTAATCTTGCAGACCGAGGAATGACCGGACTAGAGGTTAGCACAGCACCCGCAACTCTATCTGCTGTTGTTGCAAGTCAAATGCAAGACTTATCAACTATGGGAGTAGATGAATTATCAGCAATGGGTCTTTCTAGAGCAGGCATGGCTGCTTATGCGGCCAGTGATATCGAATTAGCCGGTCTTAAAGATGAACCTTTAACTGATATAGCGTTTGCGACGACCGATTTAGAGCGTGCAAGAGGCTTTACTACATTTACTACAGATCAACAGCAACAAGCGTTATCAGATGCAGCGTCCGCTGCGGCAACGAACTCCTTTAGTTATGGTGCAGGAGGTTACAATAGCCAAAACCCGTCTAACTTGAGCATAGATATTGCTGAACAAACTATGTCAATAACGGGTAAGAATACGATGGACCCTAATGATCCAGAACAGAAAAGGGTGGCTGACCTAGTTGCAAAGAGCATAGCTGGTGTTTCTTTTTCTGGCGGAACTGAAGAAGATTTCGGATATGGTGACAAGGCTGGCAGTATAGGCACAGGCGGCACGGATGCGCCGGGATACGAGGCTGCGGGTGCAGAGGCAGCGATGGATGCACCAGACATTGATTTTGGTGAGGGTGAAACAGATGAAAGCGACACGGGTGCTGGTCCTGATAGCGACAACGGCCCCTGTGTAATAGCGACACATGCAGTTGCAGCTAAAAGCTTCTCAGCGCGAGACAAAGCAAAAGCAGAAGTTTGGTGCGCTCGTAAATATCACGGTAAATGGTACGGTGAATTGTTTAGAAAAGGCTACAGACACGCTGGTAAAAAGGCGATTAAACGGGGCGAGGCAGAAAACCATTACCAAGAGTTTAAAGACTTTGTGTCCTATGGTCGCGGCCTAAAAAGCGGTTGGCGATACTCTGTCAACTACTATAGAAGGACGGCTCAGTTTTTCTTAACAGGATTGATGCTAACCGTTTGTGAAAAATTTAAGGCTAAATAATTATGGAAATAACACAAGATCAGTTTACAGCTAATCTGCAACAGATGCCGCAAGAGGCGCAGGTACAGGTTGTA